GAGATTCCTCTACGTCTCGTGGGCTCGGAGATGTGTATAAGAGACAGAAACTTGTATGTTTTTTATCTAAATAATGATAGTCACCATTACCATCTATTACAGCTAAAGAAAAAGAAACTTGAAAGTCGCTAGGAGCTGTAAGATATGTGTTTCCAGTTGTTAAATTACCAGTTACATTTTTTCTAAAATAATCTAACTGTATTAAATGAAACAATCTTTCTTCAGCATTTAAAATAAAATCATCTAAAGTATTTACAAAAGTTGTTTCTTCGTTTTCAACAAAATTTTGTATAAGTGTTTTTAGTTCTGCTAAAGTCATGATGTTATAATTGTAACCTCTCCAACACCACCTGTCATTTCATCAACTGTAAAGTTTGTTCCTATAATATCTGAGTTCATATAATGAGGTTTATAAATATCTGTATAAACCACTACAACATAACCTTCGCCCACTTCTTTATCAGTATCAGGTCTAGGTTGGTAAATTGCTTCAGGATCAGCTTTGGCTGTATGAGGTTCTAGTTGAGGATGTTTTGGTTCGTAGCATTCAGAACAAACTTTAAAACCAGTCCATTCTTTTTTTAAATCTAGCAAAGGATATTCAAACGCACATCTATCGCATAAACCTACTGCAAATTTACCTGAAGCGTAAGACATATTACCTCAAACTATTAAAGGGTCTAATTCTAAATGATGCTTTATCTTCATCAGTAGACATAGCCCTATCAAATTCTTCTTCGTATATTTGTTTTAATAATTGAGCTTTTTCTGGAGCTCTTTTTATTGCAATATAATACGCTAGCCCTGCTGCAAAACAAGGATAAAATCTAAATGGCATATCCATAGTATTTGTTGCAGCATCAGCATCATCCATTCTAATCATTTTATTAAAAACTAAAATATCTGTTGAATTTTCTGGCGTAGGCCAAACTTTTAAAACAGGAGAATTTAATTTATCTAAAAACCATTGAGAAGGCATGCTTTGAGTTGTTTTATTAGGAATATTTAAATAAGAACTTCTGCTTAATCTTTCAATAGAAATATCTGTTTGAACACCGTTTGTTGTACGTCTTAAAACAACATCTAAAATATCAATAACATTAGAATTTAAAGTGTACTCAGCTGTTCCTTGAGTAACAGTTTGAGTATCTTGCTCTATTGTCCATTGATTAAGACCTCGGTTAGCCCACTCTGCCAACATAAGATTAATAGACCGTCTTGCAGTTTTTAAATCATAACCAGTTCTAAGTTCTAGGCCGCATCTTTCAAATGCTTCCTCTACGAACTCAGCTACGTTTGGTTCAAAATCTGTACTACCTGAAAGTGCCATAACTAATCCTCTGGAGCGTATAGATTATTAAATGTTATATTCGGGTCCATATAGCTCTCATGTTGTTCTGCTGAATGCGTCCATTGAGAAGGCATAAAATCTGGTGCCCCTTCGCCTACACGCCATAAAGCAGGATTTGTTGCTCTTACCCTATTATTAGGTAAAGCTACAAAATTGCCAGTATATTCACCAGCATCTGTTAAATATAGCACATGTGACTGCTTATGTTGAGCTGGGTCATCTGCTATAGAATTATCTGTATAGTCTACAGTAAATAAATACTTTCCTGTATAAAATTCTCCTCCTATTTTGCATACCCAAGGAGATGAGCTAACTCTGTCCATAACAATTACAGAATGCTCATGACTTAAACAATCCCAGGGCTGAGCTAAATGATCTTCCATTGGATTTGGCCATTCTTGCAGAGGTATGTCTGCTACTAAGGCTTGTATAGGCATTCTTGCCCACATAGCGCCACCATGAACATTTGGTGCGTCTTCAATACTATCTATTTCGCATCCAGTAAATACAACTTGAAACGACAAAGATCTGTCTGGAATTGTGTTAACAGCTATAGCAAGAGCATGCAAATACTCTCCATGATAGTTGCTATGATTGGCAGTAAATTCTTTTCTTACCCAGCATTTAAACTGAGGTATATTAGAAATTAAATATGACATCTAAGGTGCAAATTAAACTTTGCCGCCCTTTGACATATATTTAGTTCCTTTAGCTGCGCCACCTTTAGCCATATATTTAGTACCTTTTGCTGCTCCGCCTTTGGACATATACTTAGTCCCTTTTGCGGCGCCGCCTTTTGACATATATTTAGTACCCTTAACTGGGCCACCTGTAGCATATCCTTTAGTTTTTTTAAACATAATTACTCCTAATAAAACTTAGTTTTTTTTCTTCTGCCGTTCATTACTTTACCACATCCTTTAGCAATTCTAATTTCTACGACACCACCTTCTGATTTTTTTGTCCTACCGTCTTTCCAGCTAATTCTTTTTGAACTAGTTTTCTTTTTAGCCGCTGCGGTACATTGAGCTTTTGTTGGTCTACAAGCAGGATAACTTCTGCGTTTTTCACCTTTTTTTCTACCGCAAGGTTTACCTGTTTTACAGTCAATCCAGCCTTTGCCATCATTTCTGTCAAACCATTTTTTTAAACTATCGCTAGCCATTAGCTTAATTTAGTTTTTTTGCGTTTGCCTGGAAGCATGTTGTTGAAACCTCTTGCCTCAACAAAAGTTACTTCTCCACCAGTTGATTTTTTTTGTCTGCTTTTGTTACCCCAGTTTTTAGCGCCAACTTTGCGGCACTTAACTAAAGCTCCACTTGCGTAAGCAGATGGCCAAACTTTATATCTAGATTTTACTTTGTTATAACAAGCATCTTTTTTAGTAGCCATTTAACATTTCCACCTTCGTCTTGCTTGACGTATTCTTGAATTAGGATCGTTTCTAGTTTTGGCTGAACTTCTTTTAAGTTGCCCAAGTGATCTAGCGCAATAAGACTTACGTCTTTTAGCTGCTGCACTTCCTTTTTTAACTTTGCCTGTTACGGCTGTTTTTAATTTAGAACCTGGATTAGCTTTACGATAAGCGGCTACACCTTTTTTGGTCATACCAGCGCCAGACTTGGTAGGTCTATAGTTAGCGCCTTTGCCTTTTGTTGTTTTTGGTATTGGCTTTGCTCTTTTTCTTTCAGCCATTATTATTCTGCGTTATCTATTAATATACCTTCAAATGTTGCAGCTACTGCCATAGTAGAAGCTGAAGAAGCAATAGCTCTTGCCTCAATATCTGTTTTTTCAGGAATTTGCAAAGGTAACTCCCAGTCAAAATCAACAAAACTATCTGCTAAGGTTACTTTGGCTTGAGTTCTAAAAACTCCGCCGAAGAATCTAGCTAATAATCTACCTGTTAAATATTTGTTGGCGTTTTCTGTTCCGCTTGAAATAGAACCCCTTACCACGTAAAGAGTTTTACCAGCTGGAACTGTATAAACAGCCATAAGCGTTTGATTTTCACCCAAATTTATTTGGGCGTAAGTTGTTCCACCGTTTGCGATAGTAATATTTCCTGTAGGGGCTTGATCGCCACTTACGTAAGCTCTAAATACCCTTCTAAATGTTTGAGTAGTTGTTGCTACGCCTGAAGAATTAAGAGTAACTTCCTGAGATACTTCTAAATAATTAGTATCAAGTCCAGAAACTAATACCTTTACATCCTCATCTGTAGCTCCTCCAGCAGATGTAACTGTCATAGCTAAAGCTGAAGCTGGATAAGCATAAAGTCCACCTGCATCCCACACTGTTTCTTCAGTATTAGATACAGCTGAATTAGATCCAAATTTAAACAAAGGAGCGTGATAAGAAATCTGGCCTCTTGAGACTTGTAACTCAAAAGGCTCAGTTGTTCCTACTCTTGATATTGATGACTTTTCAGCCATGACTAAGAATGAAAAACAGTTACTCTATCTATATTGCTTAATACAACGTGAATACCGTCTTCAAACAAAACCCCTGAATCTGGGATGTTTAAAGTTTCAGTATCGTTAGCGTTGCAAGGAGCAATTAGAAGAGTAGAACCAGTTACAGATCCATCTCTAAAAGTTACAGTACCGTCTGAAGCTCCTCCAGCAATAATATAACCTCTTAATCTTGATCTACCTGCTTGTAAGACAACTCCGCCTGTAGCGGCGGAGTCAGTCGTAGCTGTTTTTACATCTGAGCCTACAATTCTACCTGCCATAGTTAGCTCCTAAAATTAAGCGTCAGCAAATGGTGTTACTAAAGTTCCTGAACCAAGAATAATTCCTTCTACAGCGTATTTAGCACCTGCAATAGCATGCACTTTGACAATACTACCTGCTAATCCACCTTTGGTTGTTCCATTTAAAGTAATAACATCATTGGTAGCACCTGAAATAAAGGTTTTACCTGTATCGTCGTCTACGCCTGTATACAATCCACCAACAAACTTATCTGTTCCATCAGTTTTAATATCAAGATCAGTAGCAGCTGTTACGATTACAAATGTAAAAGATGCTCCTAAATTATTTAATTGATTTGGATCTGTAGGATCGCTAGGTGTTGTTGTAACAATTGAAGGTAAAGTAAATTTACCGTCTGCATCATTACACAACAAGATTTTTCCTGCGTGATCGTCTACTGTTAAGGTTGTATCTGCTGTTAAACTAACAACTGCATTTGAACCTGCTGAAATAAATCCTGCCAAAGATTTGACTGGACCTGAAAAAGTTGATTTAGCCATTATTTTCTCCTAACTAAATATGTTGCGCCATCTTGGAGTAAGTCTGCCGAGTCAGTTGGTGCAACGAGTTATCTCGGTTTAGATAACTATACTACTTTAGAGGTCTTGAGGGAAGTTTTCTTTAGATTTTAAAATTTCTTCTCTGCACTTAAATAAAGCTTGATAAGAGTCTTTGATAGCTGGATCTTTACCAAATTCATCTATCATATCTTTACCAATCATTTCAACTAAAGCTATAACAGTTGTCATTCTGCCATCTATATCTTTTATTTTTTGAATGTCTTTTGCTGTCATTGTAGATTCTTCTTTCTGTCTAATATTATAACCATCTAGCCAGTTTTTTACATTAATTAATTTTTTGCTAAAGTCTGGATATGTTTCCCAATCTCTTATTTCTTCTATATCTCGGCCGCAACCTTGACATCTTTCGTCAAAGGGAGCCATTGACGTTGAACAACGTCCATTGCAGGGTGAGTTAGCCAGGCTAATACTCATATGTAAACCAGTATTCATAAATATACCTCGGTTTACTCAGATTCTACATCAAGAATCTAATTATAGGTAGCTTTTTGTAACTTTTTATACAAAAAAAGGGGTGCAAATGCACCCCTTTTATCAATTGCTAAGAATTAAGCACCTTGAGAAGCGAAAACAGCTCTCCAATTGGAGAAACCGAAAGAGTATCTTTCTCTAGCTTTGTAACGCATGTTACCAGTATCGAAATCACCCTCTAGGGCTGTTGACATAGGACTTCTTTGGAAGTGTTTAAAGCCATCTGGACAATCTGTTTTTAGGAACCAAGCATCATTGTCTGTTAGATAGTGGTTAACCACATATCCATCAGGACACATACCCATATTCCTAATAGCGTTGATGTCATTGTCAGATGTACCAACTCTACCAGGAGTGTTGATTAATCTATCAGCGACAAACTGCAATTGAGGTGGAACAATTAACTTCATACCTTTCAGAGCAATTTGTAATTGTCTGTCGTCGGTTAAAGTTGAAACAGAAATCAACGCATCTTCTAATGAAGTTTCGTTAAGGTCTGTATATGTTGAAGGTCTGTTACTTGCAGTTCCGCCGCCACCAAGAGGGTGAGAGCTAGAAACAAGTGGTTGACCGTCGCCACCAGTAAAATTACTGTCAAACGCATTGTTTAACACAGAAGCAGCTTTAATCTGCTTAGTGTTAGCCATAGATCTAGCCAAGGCTTTTGTATACCTTGAACCAAGTCTATCGTAAAGATTATCTTCTACAGCTTCTTCTGTAAGAGCAAAAGCTAAAGCAACAGTTTCATGGTTGTAACGTGAAGTATAACCTTCTGAAGCGTTATCAAATGATACTCCGCTTCCTTCAGCTTTAACTGAAGCGTTTCCAAAACCAACAATCATTACTTCTTCTTCAAACGCTCTATCTGAAGATTCTGTTTCGTAGATTTCTTCGTGTTCAGAATCGTACCTTGCATACTCCATGCCGAAAAGGGCATTAAGGCCAGGCTCTAGTTCTTTTGCTAATTGGGATCTATTAATAGCCATTATTTATACCCCTACTGTTTGAGCATAGAAGTGCTCGTTAATTTTAACAATCAAGTTCACGTTTGTTGAAGCTGAACCAGTACCTAGGGTGCTGTTTTCAGGATCAGTAGAAACGCCCACAATCCTTAGCTGAGCTGAAGTAGCAGCAGTAGTGCCACTAATTTCAAGAGCTGAGATACCTGTTATTGTTGAACCAGATGTATAAACAGAGTCTGCGTTGTTACCAACAACAGTCTGCACTACTGAACCAGTAGCAGCTGATTGAACTTCAAACAAGGCATTAGGATCGTCAACTACGAATGCCACCGCGTCAGATGTCACAGTTCCATCAGGCCAATACGATGAAAAAATCGTATCTCCGCTTGAATCTGTATATTGACATCCTCTAAAGACTCCTAGTACAGGATTATCCGTAGCGCCAGCAACTAAAATAGTTCCTGCGTTGGTCATCTTCACTAGGTCGCCTGAAAAAATGTTTCCAGATGCACCAGAGGCAATTTTATATTCAGTTGTTCCTTCGCTGTTATAACTCGAACCAACTTTTCCTACTGGTTTTAATCCGAAAGGTGCATTTTGATTAGACATATTATTACCTTTAAATTAAATATTTATTTAACGGTATAAGAATTAACTTCTTTTACCGCCACCAAAAGTTACGCTTGATGTTCTCTGAGGTTTTAACATCGGAGAACTTGGATCTGATTCCTTCATTAGATCATTATCAATAGCTTCTTGTTGCTGTTGAGCACGGTCGTGAAAATAGGCGTTTCTTTCATCACGTGTTTCATTTGGAATCTTAGCCAAAAGCAAACC